CTTCTTAGATAGGAAATGATATCGATTCATTTCATTCGCAAACATAATTGAATCAATATGTCCCGAAAAACATCGATTAATAATATAAGGAGGATATTCTTTTTCAAGTAGAAGATCTTCATCAATCAGATTTTTCTTTGTCTGATTAATACTGTTCAACCAATCTTTTAGTTCCATGTTATCTAATAATTTCTAAATCAGATCCTGCAGTCCATAATTCCAAATCTGTTCTAAGTTTGTTGTCTTGAATTAACTTATTATACCTTCGTGTTGCCTTGATCTTCCACCAATCAATTACTTCTTGAGGTTCATAACCAAACTTAGAAATATAATATCTCTTTTTCTCAGTTAGTGTTTTTGCCTTTCGTATACAAATATTAAAATCTTCCAATTTTTTTTCATCCTTCAATGAGTTTTTAATAATAGAAATCATTTTAGTTTGAATCTTTAATTTCTTAGAAGATTTATCTGCAGAGATTAATCTTTCCCCATCATTGGCATTATTATTAAACCACCAAAACATTTCACGAAAATAATCATCATGAAACAAAGGTAAAAAATTACTTTCAGTATCTCCTATGTGTCGAAGATAAGGTTTAAGACCATCATACATGGATACTCCTTTTGTTGTACCGTATAGTGAAGTTGTTTCAAAGTAATGTAAATCAGTTCCATACTTTGAGTCAAATTGTCTTTTGAGTTCATTAGAAGATGCTAAAAGGGCAAGGAGTTTTCCACCAAGGTAATTGTAACCAAATGGTTGTACTGGAACAATATTAAATCCCATTACAAACTCATTATTGATCTTTGATAAAGGTAAAACCTCACCAAAATAATCATTTCTAGGTTTTGAATTGATCGTTGGAGATCCAAACCTAACTACACCAATAATTTTATTTGTGGTGTCCTCTGTGACAATCCATTTAATAGTTCTTCCTGGAATTGCTTCCTCAATTGGATTAGATGCAGTTATATTCAAAATTTCAGCATACAACTCCTGATTATACTTTGATTTCGGTTTAGAACTGGTATCAACCTCATGAATTGTAAATGACATATCATTTGGACTGATACTAAAGTCAGAAAACATTTCATCCTCTGGACCGAATAATTTACCAGAAGAATTGGAGATTCTACTTTGTTTTACAAATCTAAGATAATCATCAATACGATTGAATTTAGAATAATACTCAATAAATTGATCTGCTGCCCAAATTGCATCTTTTGCGGATAATAAACTCATACAACTAAAAACTGCGTTTCATATTCAATAAGTTCTTTTGGAGTTTCAATATAATTGTTAGAAGATTTCATATCTTTCATATACCATTTTGCACCCTGCGCCTTTTCCAATAACTGAATATTTAAATGTTGATATTTTCTATCAGTATGAGCATAAATCTTAAAATCATTGTCCCTATTTGAAGTTAAGAATGAAAGACTTCTATTTTCTTCTGGAGTAACAATGATAGTAGTACATGCCATAATGAATAATTCACGATAAAGATCATAATCATTCAGATACTTATCAGAATTATCCATAATCATTCTACCAATAAATTGAGGAGAATAACAATGATCTTTACAAAGAGCCCATTCAGGTTCTTGTTTTTTCTTCTCTACTGCTCCAACACTAATTAAACCAGAAGGAACTGAAAGAGAATGTACTGTATTATAGAATGAATGAGTGATTGCGCGAACTGTATCCTTACAATTTCTGTTAGTAAACCACTCATCAACATTTGCTTTCAAACCATTGAAAGCAATCCTACAATAGGTTTCAACACGATACTTTTGCTTTGGTTGGAGTTTAGAAAAATTAGAATTCATAATCAGGTTTGTTGTACTTAAGGTACTCAAAAAAAGTAAGTTTCATTTCTTTCTGCGTCATACCACAATGTTTTGCGGCAGCAGGAAGAGTCATTTTAGCACGAAAGAGACCTTCATTTGCCTCTTTAACATTTTCAGGAGTTGTTTTAACTGGATTCTCCTTTAAACATTTATAATCAATTTTATAAGGGTTCATCGAAATTCACACTCGCACATAATTTCAGTAAGAGCAGCAAGAAGATTTATTTCCTGGTCAGCAACGAACGCACATTGGTATTGATACTTAGCAATAACAAGAACGGCAGCAGGAATAGTTGCGGGTGTAAGGCAATCATAAGCGGCGTCATAAATCCTGCGAAGTAGAACAGGAGCATCGTTGTCAAGGTTGGAGACCACCCACTTACGAACTTCTGTGAAGTTTTTGTCTTTAAGGGATTTGATAAGTTCATTTACAGATACATCGGAAAAAGTTGCAAGAATACCAGAGTCAATTTTACCACTAGTAGAGTAACGTTGAATCTCATTTAGAACTCTTCTGAAATCAGGGAAATGTTTTGATACCAATTCGACAACGACTTTTTGATCGTACTCAATCTTTTCTGCATCCAAGATTTGTTGGAGTCTTTTGAAGAAACTTCCTGCAAGTTGGACTTTTTGTTTCCCTTTGATTGTGAAGTCAATGACTGCACATCGGGAATGAAGAGGTTCAATAATTTTGTTCTTGTAGTTACATGTGAAGATGAATCGGCAGTTGCTATAAAATGCCTCAATATTCGCCCGTAGTAGGAGTTGAACGTCGTTGCCTGTGTTATCTGCCTCATCGATAATGATGACTTTGTGTTTAGAAGATCCCGTAAGTGAGACGGTCGAAGCAAAGTTCTTTGCTTGGTTCCGTACAGTATCCAGGAAACGTCCCTCGTCGGATCCGTTGATGACATAATAATCTGCCCCCAATTCATTACATAGTGCTTTAGCAATAGTTGTCTTACCAATACCAGGAGGTCCTGCAAGAAGAAGATTTGGAATCTCACCCTTCTCTACAAACTCCTTGAATGTTTTTTTAGTTTCATCAGGAAGAATACAATCCTCGATCACTTGAGGACGGTACTTCTCCACAAAAAGAAATTCACTTGCCACTTTTCTTACTCCACTCACTTTTGATATTCCATTCTGGTCTAATATAGGAATAGTTTAGATAATCCCAAAATATACCACAATAATCTTCAAAGTCCCATTCAGAGTCAGTTCCATCATAACTCATCAGTTGTTTCCATAATCCATAACATACTCCAAAAAGTTTCATAATTTAGACCCAATTAGGTTTGCGTTGTGGCATACGAAGATAGTTGTCAGACACCCAAGGTTTGGATGCGATGTACCTCTTGTATGCTTCAAATGTATCAATAGTGTCGTCAAACTTCCATTCCTCAGGCATAGCACGAGCAAATGGAGTCACTTCTGTAATCTTACCCTTTGGAAACAAATAGTATGCATCCACAAGGGTCTTATAACATGAGTGAGTTTTATTATACCGCAGACAGTATTCATCTGACAAGTTTAGTCCCCACTTAATTAACCAGTAGGCATTATGGATGCTCTCCAGTGCCCACTTGGTGCAAGGATGATTGCGGAATGCTCCTTTCTCGGTCTTGTATGGGGTTCCATCTGCCTTAGGAAGAGTACCGTACCCATGCCCCCACTTGTCAGAGGCAACAATAGAGAGCATTTGACAGCACTCTAGGGGCATCTTGACAATATGCTTGTCGGGCAGGCAAATGGCGCTCTCAGCAGGCCAGGGAGAAGTTACGAAGATGTTCATTAGAAGCAATACTTTTGAACTACATATCTTACTTTATCGGGTTTAGTTTCCATCCAAAATGCTTCTCTTTCCATATTAACAATAGAGGAACCAAAGTTCTTTACTGAAATCTTTAAATCTTTTTCCAAATTTTCAGAAAGACTCATTATAGATGGAGAAATTCCTAATGCTTTAATTTCTCTCATATTTTGTTTACATGCCTGAGCAACATGAACAGATTCGTGAAATAAAACCATATTAAAATTGTAATGAGGATTTGGTTTTGAAAGAATCCTATCAGTACAAAATATTATAGTTTTTGATCGATTGTCATACCAACCAAATATGTCATGTTTTTTACATATTGGTGCATTTTCAACTGCCCGAATTTTTTTGGAGATCATGTTATAGATCTCCATTCCTTGGGGAGAAAGATAAAGAAGAAAATCCATCAGTTAAAGGAAGAGTCTGGTTCCAAGGCAATATAATACTTCAGATTGTACTTGGAATTCGTGAACTGTGACAGTAATTTTTCTGACACAACCACATCATAGGATCCAGGAATGATCTTAATGTTTTCAACTTTAAAGTTGAACGTAAATTCAGAATCAGTTTCACCAACAACAATAGCATATTCATTAGAAGTGTCATTTTTCTTATCGCGTACCACCAATTTAATAACACCCGCTTCACCGATAGCAGAGAGATCAGGGAGTTGATAAACTGCTGCAGCCTTCACCAGTTTTTCCAAAGAAGTGCTATCCAACTGAAAACAAACATCTTTAGAAGGAAGATTGATCTCTTTCTCTGGAGGAGAAATAATCACATTAGGATCTGCAAAGAAATACTTTACACGTCGCTTACCTTCTTTGATACTTAGATAAGAATCTTCTTTAAAATCCAAATCAGGATCATTATGAAGACTCAGACCATTTAGAAATTGATTCAGATCATAAATGGCAAAATCACGAGGAAACTCTTCAGTAATATCTGCCTCTGCCAGAATGTTTTTTGCGACAGAAATAGTGCGAAGTTTGTTTCCTTTCTTTACAAGAATAGAGTTGTTAATACCAGCAAAATTCTTAAGAACAGTCAAAGTGTTATCAGAGAGTTTCATAGTTTTATTTTGAAGTTTCACTTGTTTTCAATAAGATTAAGATGATTGATCAGGAGAATAGTGTAATGCAAAACCTTGAAAAGATCTGCACGAGGAGTTCCTTTAGTATCATATCGATCAATATATTTGGTCACATTACCAGCACAGAAACCTTCTCGACGATTATGCTTGATTTTATCTAGAGTTTGTTCTTTGCCACCTCCAGTGCGATCAACATAATGTTGTCGATAAGTACTTGCAATATATTCTTCTAGTTGCTTAAGAATTTTATCTTCGTTATATTTCCAAAAACCGTTTTTGTTTGTATCTTCAGTCATGTTCAAATTAAAAGTAATAGTATCAGGGGAAGTGTAGGGATTTTTAATCAAACCAATTCCATCATATTTCCAGTAATCTTGCGCCTCTGAAAATGAAATGGTATCAGTTCCAGATCCACCAAAAATTGTGGAAGATTGAGATGTTTTTGGGATTGAACTTTCGTAAGTGCTCTCAAAGTTTTCAGACATTTTGTTTCATAGTAAAAGGACAAAAGAGGAGGTACATTAACCTCTTTATATTCTATCAGTTTGCTTGCTGCTCGTCAAGGTCGTAAGTTACATGCTCACCTTCAGGCATTTTGAAATCCACATCAATTTTATCGTAGAGTTCCATAAATGCTTGCTTGGTCTCATCATCAAACCGATTAATACAAACTTGAAGTGCTTTTGCTTTATCCTTGAAGATACTATAGGCGCGGATAATATGCACCAGGCGGCGGGTACTGATGATTTCCTCAATACCACCATCATAGAACGTCTTACGGATCACATCAGACCAATCGCAAAGACGTTTGCAGAAATCGCGGTCTTCCACACCCAAGTCCAGAGCAACCCCCTCAAGGATCTTCTGCTCAGTGGCAGGAGCAGGATAGGACTGCTCAAAGGTCACAGGGAAACGCTCAAGGAATGCCTCATTGAGCACGTTGGTGCCGATGAAGCGCCCATCATCACTACCCTTACCTTTGGTGTTGGCAGTGGCGAATACATTGAATCCAGCAGAGGGTTTTACATAACGACCAATCTTTTTCAAGAAGACACCTTTACCTTCCAGAACAGATTGCAGACACAGAATCTTGTTGGAAGCAAGGTCAATCTCATCCAAAAGGAGAATAGCACCACGCTCAAGTGCCTCAACCACAGGACCATTATGCCAAACAGTAGCACCATCTACAAGACGGAAACCACCGATAAGATCGTCTTCATCAGTTTCAATAGTAATGTTTACACGAATCAG